AACACTTTTTACGTAGCATTAAGTAAAAGTTTAATTTTTATAAATAATAAGATACAACATACTAGGAGAAATAAATGAGTATTGAAAGTAAGATTGCCGAGATTCTTGAAGAATCAAAATTGGCAGGTTTAATTGCAGAAGATGAATCTGAAGAAGTTGAATCTGAAGAAGTTGAAGAGTCGGAAGAAGTAGTTGTTGAAGAGTCTGCTAAACTAGATGTTAAGCAAGACGTTGACGCTTTACTTTTCGGTGAAAACTTAAGTGAAGAATTTAGAACAAAAGCAACTACTATTTTCGAAGCGGCTGTTATTAGTCGTGTTAAAGAAGAAGCTGCTAAGTTAGAAGAAGAATTTGAAGAAAAACTTGCAGAGCAAGTTGATTCAATTACAGAGGGTCTGGTTGAAAAAATTGATGGTTACCTCGACTATGTTGTTGAGATGTGGATGGAACAAAATGAAATAGCCCTTGAAAGTGGTATCAAGTCTGATATTATGGAATCATTTATTACTGGCATGAAAGGTCTTTTTGTAGAACATTATATTGATGTTCCTGATGAAAAGTATGACATGATTGGAGAAATGGAATCTAAAATTGATGCACTTGAAGAAAAACTTGACGAACAAGTTTCTAAAAATATTGATTTGAAAAAATCTTTATCAGAAGCTACACGTAAAGAAATCGTTAAAATGGTAAGTGAAGGTTTGACTGATACTGAGACTGAAAAGTTTGCAGATTTGGTTGAAGAATTGTCTTTTGAAGATGAAGCTACTTTCCAAACTAAAGTACAAACCATCCGTGAAAACTATTTCACAGGTAAACCACATAGTACTGTTCAATCAGTTGTAACTGATTCACCCGTAGAAGAATTAGTAGAAGGATTTAATCCATCTGCAAATATCGACCCTACAGTGGCAGCTTATGTACAAGCATTAACACAACTTAACAAATAATTTTAATAAAGGAAAATAAAGATGGAAATGAATCGTACTGCCCTTATTCAAAAATGGGCACCAATTATTGATATGGAAGGCGCTGCTGCCGTTAAAGATCAAAGTCGTAGAGGTGACTTAGCGGTTATCTTAGAAAACCAAGAACGTGAAATGCGTAAAGGTTCTGAAGCATACTCAATGTTATCTGAAGCAGGTACTGGTGGTGTTTCTTCTAACGTAGGTTCAACTGGTGGTTTAAACGCCATTTCAACTGCTGGTTATTCTGCTACTTCATCTACTTCAGGTGTTGCTGGTTTTGATCCTGTGTTGATTAACCTAGTTAGACGTGCTTTACCACAATTGATTGCATATGATGTTGCTGGTGTTCAACCAATGACTCAACCAACTGGTTTGATTTTCGCAATGAAATCACGTTATGCTACTCAATCTGGTGCAGAAGCATTATATAACGAAGCAAAAGGTGGGTTTTCTAATGGTGCTACTCCAGTAGCTACTGATAGTTATTCTGATCCTACTGATACAGGTAACTATACAGTTGGTCGTGGTATGACTACTGCTGCTTCTGAAAATTTAGGTTCAACTGCTGGTGATGCATTTCCTGAAATGGCTTTCTCAATTGAGAAAACTTCAGTTGTTGCTAAAACTCGTGCATTGAAAGCTGAATACTCTATCGAATTAGCACAAGACTTAAAATCAGTTCATGGTCTTGACGCTGAAGGCGAATTAAGCAAAATTCTTTCTACTGAAATTCTTGCTGAAATCAACCGTGAAGTTATTCGTACTATCTACACTACTGCTTATCGTGGTGCTACTAACGGTACTGCAACTGCTGGTACTTTTGATCTTGACGTTGATTCTAACGGTCGTTGGTCAGTTGAGAAATTCAAAGGATTGTTGTTCCAAATTGAACGTGAAGCAAATGCTATCGCTCAAATGACTCGTAGAGGTCGTGGTAACTTCATTATCTGTTCATCTGATGTCGCTTCTGCTCTTGCAATGGCTGGTGTATTAGATTATGCTCCTGCTCTTGCTACTGGTTTGAATGTTGACGAAGCATCTACTACTTTTGCTGGTATCTTAAACGGTAAATACAAAGTATATGTTGACCCATATGCCGGTGGACAAAACTTAAATTCTGCTGGAAATCCAAGTGGTTCACAGTTCTTTACTGTTGGCTACAAAGGTACTTCTGCATTTGATGCTGGTTTGTTCTATTGCCCATATGTGCCTTTACAAATGGTACGTGCAGTTGATCCACAAACTTTCCAACCAAAAATTGGTTTCAAAACTCGTTACGGTATGGTTGCAAACCCAATGGTTGACTTAGACGATGGATCTTCATCTGCTAGTTTAACTGCTAACAAAAATTACTACTACAGATTCGTTAAAGTTACTAACTTAATGTAATCAATAGTTTTAATAACTGTTAAGAAAGGAGTCTTCGGACTCCTTTTTTTTAGCCTAAAATTTATATAAATACATAATATTTCATAAGAGTTTATCATGGCCAAGAATCTTACATGCCCAATACCAGTAAATATCAATCCTTTATCTTCTAATGGATTTAATTTTTCTATTTCAAAACTTCCCGCAGTATCATTCTTTTGTCAAGAAGTTAACCTACCGGGAATGTCATTACCCACTGTAGATATTGCAACACCATTATCAATGATGCCTTTTGCAGGTGATATACTGACTTATGATGATTTGACTCTTCAGTTTTTAGTAGATGAAGATATGAGTAATTATAGGGCAGTTTATAATTGGATGGTTGGTTTAGGATTTCCTGATGATAATCAACAATTTTCTGATTTTATTAGATCACAAGAAGGTGCAAGTAGGCTATCAAAAGAATATTCCGATGGCACATTGCAAATATTAGGTAGTAACTTTCAACCAGTGAAAACTGTTGTGTTTCAAGATATGTTACCAATAAACTTAAGTTCTATGGTATTCCAATCTACAAGTACTGATGTTAATTACATTATCGGTAATGTAACTTTTAAATTTAATCAATACAAATTTGTTGACTAATTTTACTTTTTGTTATATACTACATTATGGAGGTAATACATGGCAACAATAGATGAACTAATGAAAGAATGGGACGAAGATTCTAATATGGATGATAACCATATTGATAGAGAATCGGTTAATGTTCCAAAATTACACGCTAAGTATATAAGACACCTTATACAGGCAAAATTAAAAAATACTAAACTACAGAATGATTTCAATTCATTAAAGAAGGTTAAGTTTAGATACTACAGAGGAGAATTATCTAGGGAAGAATTATCTGCTCTTGAGTGGCCTCAGTATCAGCACCCTAAACCTTTGAAGAATGAAATGGAACAAATATTAGATGGTGATGATGATCTAAATATAATGAGAGTGAAACTAGAATATCTAAGTTCTATGATATATTTGTTGGAGTCAATTCTAGGTCAAGTAAAGGCAAGAGATTGGCAACTTAAGAATATCCTAGAATACAAGAAGTTTATGGCAGGAGGATAAACTCTATAAACTTAGTATAAATATAGAAACTGACAAGGATGTTGTTATTCATTTATTATACTAATTATTATGTCAATAATCAAAATAGAAAAACACTCAGAAGTATTCATTAGAGTCTTTTCAGACTTATCAAAGGAACAAGAATTATCCGACTTTTTTCGTTTTCGAGTTCAAGGTTATCAGTTTACACCAGCGTATAAGAACAAACTCTGGGATGGATACCTACGTTTATACAACATACAAACTAAAACACTATATGCAGGTCTAATTGACTATGTACTAGAATTTGCAAGTCGCAATAAGTACACAGTATCAATGGAAGATAATGTTTATGGTTCAAACGGTACAACCACCAAAGAAGTTCAAGAATTTGCAAATAGTCTAAATCTACATGGTAGAGGACAGCCTATCCAAATTCGTGACTATCAGATAGAAGCAATTCGTACAGCACTTGATTTAAATAGAGTGCTGTTATTATCACCTACAAGTTCTGGTAAATCACTAATAATCTATACAATTCTACGACACCATTTAAACAATGATAGAAAATGTATTATTGTCGTGCCTTCAACTCAATTAGTAGAACAATTATACTCAGACTTTCAGGATTATTCGTCAATGAATGGATTCTCCGTAACTGACTATTGCCAAAAACTATACTCAGGATTCTCTAAAGACTTTACTAAAGAAGTTCTTATTACAACTTGGCAATCTGTTATTAATCAACCTAAACCTTGGTTCAATCAATTTGATGTAATATTTGGTGATGAAGCGCATCAATTTAAGGCTAAGTCATTGACTACTATCATGGAACGATTAGATACAGTCAAATACAGAGTAGGTACAACAGGTACACTTGATGGTACAAAAGTAAACAAACTTGTACTTGAAGGTATATTTGGTAGAGTATTCACAGTAACAACTACCAAAGCACTTATGGATAACAATAGTGTTGTTCAATTGAAAATCTCATGCCTAGTATTGAAATACGACCTTGAGACTAGACAAGCACTAAAAGGATTTACCTATCAAGAAGAAATGGATTGGTTAGTAACTAATCCTGCCAGAAATAAATTTATACGTAATCTTACCATATCTACCGAAGGTAATACATTGGTACTATTTCAATATGTAGATAAGCATGGTAAGAAACTATATCAAATGATTAGAGATAAAGTTACCGAAGGTAGAAAAGTATTCTTCATTCACGGTGGTGTTGATACGGTTGATAGAGAAGACGTTAGGAGAATATGCGAAAAAGAATCTAATGCAATTATTGTGGCATCTTATGGTGTATTTTCTACTGGTATCAATATGCCTAGTATCGAGAATATTATTTTTGCATCACCATCTAAATCTAAAATTAGGAATCTACAATCTATAGGCAGAGGACTGAGACTTAAAGAAGGTAAAACTGTATGTAAATTGTTTGATATTGCGGATGATATGTCGTACAAGTCACACAAGAATCATACTTTAAACCATGCCGCGGAAAGATATCGACTATATATGTCAGAAGAATTTAATGTGAAACTTATTGAGGTTGCTATAAATGATGCATGATTATGTTGTAATGAAGTTGGTAAATGCAGAAACCATTATATGTGTTATGGTAACAGAGGATGATGAATCTTTTACAATAATGTATCCAGTACAAATGAAACCTACTAGGATGGAGGTTGCAAAGGAAGGAAAAGAATTTCAGGTAGGCGTTCCTTGGGTACCATATTCTGATGAAAAAGTCTTTACAATTTACAAACAGGATGTTGTTTTGTTGCAAAGGTTAAATGAGTCTACTATCGCATATTATAAAAATTTGGTTGATATGTCTGAAATTAAAGAAGAGGAACTACATATCAAGGATGATAGTACAGCAATCGTTGAATTTGATTATGACCAAATCTTTGTAAAAGGTAACAACACAATTCATTAATTGATACAACTAAGGTATCATGTCATACGGTACATAGTTATAATAACACCATGTCAAGTGATTGTCAAATAAAAAGTAAAAATAAATTTACTTGACATTACACAACTTATTTGATATACTTAATCAAATATAAAATAGGATGAAATTATGACAAAAACAGTAAATCATTACATTGACAACAAGGCATTTCATGCCGCATTAGTTGAAAGAAAAGTACTGGTAGATTCTTCAAAGTTAGAAGAGAAACCTAAACCTCAGATCAGTAATTATCTGGGCGCTTGTTTTCTTAAGATGGCAACAAATATAGCCTACAAACACAATTTCAACAGATACCCATATAAAGAAGAAATGATTTCCGATGGATTAATTGATTGTATCAAATATATTGATACCTTTGATGTTACTAGGCATAATCCATTTGCATACTTTACTTCTGCAATATCAAACGCTTTCATACGTAGAATTATTAAAGAGAAGAAACAGGGTTATGTAAAATGCCAGATGTTATCAACATCTTCAATAAGTATACACGATTTGCAAGAACAGGATGAAGACAGTGAGTATATTAACGCATTTAGAGATTACATGGCGGCTTATAACAACTTTGATGGTTCAATGTTTGAGCGAAAAAAGAAAGTGCCAAAAGATAGTATTGATAATACGTCAACACTGGCAGAGTTCATTGATATTATTACAGAACTACAGGACTCTATTTCACTGGATATAGTACATGAATAAGATTGCTCTGATAACAGATATTCATTTTGGTGCAAGGGAAGGTAGTACTATCATTCTTGAACACCAACGGAAGTTTTATGAAAATACATTCTTTCCGTACATAGAGAACTCTGGTATTGATACTATTGTAATGTTAGGTGATACATTCGATAAAAGAAAGTATACCAATAATTATGTGATTGAACAGTGCAAAAAGATGTTCTTTGATGTATTACAGAAAAAGAATATTACCACATACATTATTGTTGGTAATCACGATGCATATTTTAAAAATACTTTAGTACCGAATACAGTTGAGTTATTATTAGGTGAATATACAAACCTAATAAGAATTGCCGAACCATCGACAGTTAATATAAAAGGTGTTGATATCTGCATGATACCTTGGATATGCCAAGATAATCAAGTGGCATGTATACAAGAAATGAATAATACAAAAGCTGATATTAACATGGGACACTATGAGATATCTGGATTTCAAATGTACAGAGGTGTAGAGAGTCACGGGGGATTAAGTCAATCGACATTTTCTAAGTTCGATATGACTTTTTCAGGACATTATCATCATAGGTCAACCAATGGCAATATTACCTATCTTGGTACACCTTATGAGATAACTTGGCACGACTATGCCGATCCTAAGGGATTTCATGTACTTGATTTGGCGACACGACAACTTGAATTCATACAGAATACAGATACATTATTTGTTAAGATTTCATATGATGATAAAGGTGTTGAACCAGTTAATTTAGACGCATTAGATTTAAATGGAACTTACCTAAAATTAATTGTTGTTAATAAGACAGACTTTTATAAATTTGACTTATTTGTAAACAAGTTGTACCATAAAGGTTGTATAGAAATAAAAATAATTGAAGATATAGGAGATTTTACAGCAGGTGAAGTATCGGAAGAAGTGTCTTTAGAAGATACACAATCTGTATTAAATCATTATATTGAATCCGTACCCACTGATATTGATAAATCAAAGATTAAATCATACATAGGTTCTTTATTCACAGAAGCGATAAATTTAGAAGTGGCATAATGGCAACAATTAATTTTAAGTCAACCGAGTATAAGAATTTTCTATCGACAGGGAATTCTGCAAATAAAATATTATTAGATAAATCGAGAACTACCTTGATTATGGGTAAGAATGGTGAGGGTAAGAGTACCATATTGGATGCTCTTACCTTTTCGTTATTCGGTAAACCTTTTCGTGATATCCGTTTAAACCAACTGATTAATTCTATTAATGGTAAACAGTGTGAAGTAACTACTGAGTTTAGTATAGGTAATAAAGAATACAAAGTAATCCGTGGATTAAAACCTACCAAATTTGAAATCTATTGTGATGGTGAAATGTTGAATCAAGATGCTGCTGCCAAGGACTACCAGAAGATACTTGAACAACAAATTCTTAGATTGAACTATAAAACATTTACGCAAGTTGTTATATTAGGTGCGGCTTCATTTGTACCTTTTATGCAATTAAAAACGAATCAAAGAAGAGAAGTTGTAGAAGATATTTTGGATATCCGTATCTTCTCGGTAATGAATCAATTATTGAAAGATAGAGTTTCTGTAACTAAAGATGAAATTTTTAATTTAGATGCCGATATTAAAATTGCAAGAAGTAAAGTCGAATCACAGAATGCAATGATTAAGGCTCTTACTGAGGCAAAATCTGACAAGGTAAATTCACTACTGTCAAAGATTGCTCAGAATCAAGAAACTATTGAATCATCACAACTAGTATCCGAATCTTTATTATCAGAACTCAAGAAATTAAAAGAAACTGCGGAGGATAAATCTCAGTTAGATGCCGACATACAAGATGTATCTACAAAGATTAACAAGTATACTGTTACACAGGAGCATCACCAGAAACATGTACATTTCTTTAATGATAATGATATATGTTCAACATGTTCCCAGGAGATTACTGAGAGTTATAAGCAGAAAGTTATTACCGATTTGACAGATAAGATTGCCGATAATGAAGATAAGATTACCGCATTGGAGATCGCTTCAAGAAATTTGAAACAAACAATGTCCGTCATGAATGCAGTTATGGACCAGATTACCGATAAGAATATTGATTTATCAACAAACAATAACACAATATCATTATTGAATAGGCAGAATATCCAGTTACAACATGAAGTTGATTCGGTACATAATGACAGTGGTAATGTTGATGACGAAAAAAGGAAATTAAAAGACCTTGCAACTATAACCGTTGACAAAATCAATCAAAAAAGTGTATTATTAGAAGAACGTGAACTTCAAGAAGTATCCTCACAATTATTGAAAGATACTGGTATCAAGACTGCTATCATACGGGAATATTTACCTGTAATGAATACATTGATAAACAAGTATCTTGCTATAATGGATACCTATATTAAATTTGAATTGGATGAATCATTTACGGAAACTATTAAGAGTAGGTTCCGTGATGAATTTACCTATGCCAGTTTCTCTGAAGGCGAGAAGAAAAAACTAGATGTTGCCATACTATTTGCATGGAGACAGATTGCAAGAATGAAGAATTCTGTTAATACAAATCTATTAATTTTAGATGAAATATTTGATGGTTCGTTGGATGCAAGTGCAACAGACTTACTATTACAGTTGTTGGATGAAGTATCGAAAGATGCAAATATATTCGTAATTAGTCATAAGGGTGATATTTTGAACGACAAATTTCACTCAATTTTAAAGATAGAAAAGCGTAATGATTTCTCTGTTATATGTTAAGATTCAATAAGTTATAAAAATTAAACATCATTTAAATGGCATTTAAGGAAAAATAACCCTTGTCTGTGTACTAATTCGATAAAAACACAAAAATATCACTCGCAAGTCATTGATTATAAACATGTAAAAATATGAAAAAACTGTATTTTTACATGTTTGATGAAAATAAATGTTGACAATGTAGAATAGATGATTTATAATTAACCATACTTTTGAGAAATGAGATATATTATGACTAAAATTGATTTGACCGCTAAACTTCTCGCTACTGAGAACTTGACTGTTATCAAAGCAGCAGTTAAGACCGCCTCTTTTGATATCGTTAAAAGACAATTAACTCTTCCAATTCTGTCTGATATGACTCCTGAGATAGAGGATATGTTAGTTGCACATGAAATTGGACATGCTCTCTTCACTTCTGAGGAAATGATAGATGCCTCTAAAGAAAATCGTAAACTTCACAGTTATATTAATGTTGTGGAAGATGTGCGTTCAGAAAAACTTACTAAAAGAAAGTATCCTGGTATTCGTAAAACATTTACCACCGGTTATAAACAGTTAAATGACCGTGACTTTTTTGGTGTTAGTCGTATCC